CAGGTTAAACAGCAGTTGGCTGCGCTTGGCTATACCACCGTTCCTGACTTCATGATCGACGCCTACCTGTGCAAGCTGGCGAAGATAGAACCCTGCCTGATTGCCGCCGGTTACGACGATTGCGATCTGATGCTCATCCAAGTGTACGCAGTCACCTTGATGGCTCTGACGGCGTACACGCAGCGGATTAAGTCGCAGGGTGCTCCGTCCGGTGCGTCCCGGTCGTTCGACTACAGCGACAGCGTGCTCAACATGCGTGACGCTCTGCTGGCGCTGGATACCTCCGGTTGCACGTCAGAGCTGCCCATCGATGTCGGGCAGAAGGTTGGGATGTTCCTCGTTGTTGGGGGCTGCTGATGACCTGGACACCCGTAAGCGTCCGGCTGCCGCGCTCATTCACTCGCATCTGGGTGCTGACCGACACCGGTCGGGAGACTACCGGCTACGTCAAATCGGATGGGGAGTGGTTCATTAACTGTGATCGCATCCGGGCTACTGGCGCGGTGGTGCTGCGCTGGAGGGAGGACTGATGTCGGCAACCGCGAATTGGAGTTACACCGCCAAAGCCACCATCTGGCGCAAGGGCGCAGGCGGCAGGGATGAGAACGGCGACCCCATAAACGGCTATGACGCGCCGGTAGTCATCATGGTCGATTATGAGGGCGGGCTGTCAAAGCGCATCGGCAACCTGGGCACTGAAATCGTAGTGAAAAATACCGTCTGGACGGAATACGCGCTGGCCGACGCCGGTGATTACCTGCTGATTGGTGAATCTACCGATGCCGATCCGGTTGCTGCTGGCGCTGACGAGGTGCGGCAGGTTATCCGCTACGCCGATACGTTCGAGCGAGTGGCGGATGATTTCGCCATCCTGACGGGAGTGTAGCTATGGGCATCAAAGTTAAGGGCATCAGTCAGGCGCGTAAAAACCTCAATGCCCTAGTCGGCGACATCCAGGGCCGTAAGACCATCAGGGCCATGCAGTCGGCGCTGATTATCGGGGGCTCGCAGGCTGCGCTCTATACGCCGATCGACACGTCCACGCTGCTGAATAGTCAGTTTCGCGACATAACCGTGAACGGCAATCGCGTAACGGGCCGTGTGGGATACTCTGCTAATTACGCGGTGTATGTTCACGACCCGAACGTACCTCAGACCTTCCGACGAGCTACAGCACGGAAAGAATTCCTCACGAAAGGCTTTGAGGATACGCGAAGACAAATCGATGCGGTGATCGCCAAGGAGATGTCGCTATGACGCCCATGATGCATGAGCGGGTGCGCAACATGTTCGGTGATGCTGGCCTCACGGCCGGGTTCACGGTGCAGAAGTTGATGTATGACGACCCGGAGGATCTGACGCAGGCCGTGATGGTGTTCAGGCCAAACGGTGGTACCGACGTACGAAACGATCTTGGTTCTGAGCATTACGTCCTGGTCGATGTCATTGCTGCGAAGGACAGGCGCGGCGACGCCGCTAATGCTGTTCAGCGTATTGTCGATTATGTTCAGGCAAACCCTATGGCTGATGAGTGCGTCGGCTATATCCAGAATATGGGCGCAATCCCCGCCCCGGTGTTAACAGAAGAGGGGCGAATGACCTTCCGGCTCCAGTTCGCCTGCACCTACGGCGAATAGCCAACCCAACCAAATAGACCCGCTACGGCGGGGTTTTTTTTTTAGTCAAAGAGGAAGTTTCACATGGCTAATTGCCCTAGCTCTAACGAGCGCCTATTCGGTGGCGCGGTGGTGCTGGAAGTCGCCGACGGCTGCCCGGATGTCAAACCACTTGAATCAGAGTGGAAGGCGCTGGCGGCCGGTACGTCCAAAGGCTTCGACTTCAACCCGAACTCGGTAACCTCAGATGCTGATGACGGCGGCGGCTATGTCGAAACCATCATCACCAACAGTGACTTCACCCTGAGCTTTGAAGGTGAGGTCCGCAAGAAGGATAAACTGGATCAGTACGGCGTCGGCAAGTTCATCAAGTATTTCGCTGACGAGCTGAAAGCCAAACGCCAGCCCGGAATCTGGGTGCGAATGGACTACGGCCCGGTTGAATTCATCGGCTACATGAACATCAACGCGCTGAGTTCTGACGGCGGCACCAACGATATCGTCACGTTCTCTACCGAGTTCAAAGTGGGCGATGCCAGCACCATCGAAGTTAACGAAGTGACGGCAGTGGCGGTGACCGGCGTAACGGTGACCCCAGCTACCAGCACTGGCGCGGCAGGCGGTACCAGCACCTTTACGGTGAATATCGCCCCGACCGGCGCAACCAACAAAGACTTCACCGTAGCATCAACCGATCCAACCAAAGCCACTGCTACCGCCTCCGGTACCACCGTGACGGTGAACCGCGTCGCCGCCGGCAGCGCGCAGATCGTCATTAACACCGAAGACGGTAATTTTGTTGCAACCCATACCGTTACCGTCAGCTAACGGCCATTCCAAAGGGTGGCCGCGGCTGCCCTTGATAATGACCGTTAACCTGGGTGAAACATGACAGTAGTAGCCATGAAAGAAATTGGCGAGATCGCCATTAGTGACAGCCGGGAAGGTGGTAAGGACTACTTACTGCGGCCTTCCTTCTCAGCGATGATGAAGGTTGGTGAACCGGATGAGATCGTGAAGATGTACGCACTAATTCACGGTAGCGAGGTGCAGCAATTGATAGCCTCTTGTACTGCTGGCTTCGACTCAATTCCTGAATGGATGGCTCCATCCTTCAATGTTGCAGCTGACAATCTGCTATTCACGTCAATGCTGGTATTGCAGGCCTGCTGTGATGATGATCTCGATGAGATAATTGGCGAGTGGGCTGATGAAGGCGGCAGAATCTCCTATCAGCCCGGCATGATGGCAAAAGATTTAATCATCATTTTCGCCCGCGAGCTGATGCAGCACGGCATCGTAGGTAAAGCCAGTGTGCGACGCCTGCAGCGGCATGAGTCAGGCGAAACGACGAACGAGTTTAAGGCCTTCGACTACATCAGCGCGGCGCGTAGCCACTTCGGCATGAGCCGGGAAGAGGCTGCGGCGCTGACCATGACCGAGTTTCAGCTGATGCTGGCGCAGAAATACCCTGATCAGAAGGGTTTCACGCGGGATGAGTACGACGCGGTTGCGGATGACTTCCTGGCGAAACAGGCTGCGAGAAGGGCTAAGCAGAAGTAGCCCACCCAAATAATCAAGCCTCGGCATTGTCCGGGGCTTTTTTGTACCCGCAGTAAATCAACCGCGCTTCACACGCGCATTGTATAATCCTAGAGCCTACAGTAAGCGAGCCTGAGAGTTGCCGTTATAGGTGGCGACCTCTCTAGGAGGCGGCTTCTCTGTGTGACAGGCTCTGCTTTCTATAGGCAAATCGCAATGAAATATCCAACCGTATCAGTAAGCGGCGTTTCCGTTCGCGTTGATGACGAAGGGCGCTATAACCTTAATGATCTTCATGCAGCCGCAGTGGCAAACGGAGAGGCAACAGAACAGCAGCGCCCAAGTCAGTTTTTGCGTAGTGCTCAAGTTAAGCGCTTCATAAAAGCACTAAAAGCCAAAGTGCAAAAAAGCACTCTGGAACAAATTCAACCACTTAATGTTATTAAAGGTGGGGATGAACCAGGCGTTTGGGGTGTTGAACTGTTGGCGATCCGTTATGCCGCATGGATTAAGCCGGAATTTGAGATTGAAGTATATGAGGTGTTCCGAACGGTGGTTCGCCTCGGCATTAGTGCCATGTCTCGCCTGAACAAAATCGACCACATCATCAACACCGAATCGAAAGAGATCAGCAAGTGCGCCAGCCAGATGGCCCGGTGGGGTGTCGGTGGTCGTAAGCAGCTATTGCACGCAGCAAGAGATCGCGTCGCCGATGAAGTTCAGATGTACCTGCCAGGCATCGCGTGAAGGTGGCAAGGCCCACTCAGGTGGGCTTTAGATCTCTTATCTCGGGGAGAGGGCGGTGAAACCTAAGCAAACATTAACCATTAACAATTTGATACCATTCCCAAGCGAAGCGCCTAGAGAAGAGACCATAGAGTGTAATGATGTTTTTCTTGATAATTCAATGCTAGAGGAAAAAATTTCTACTCGAATAGGTTTTAGTAGATTGATTTTTGTTAATGAAATCAACTCGATCAATTCCATCTCGGAGTGAATTATCATATGCGCATACCTTTCAATAGGATGCGAAAATGATTAACGAATATGATTTCGTGACAGCGGCAGGTCATATAGCTAAACATGAAGCCGGTCACTGGCTTGCGGCGTTTAAATTAGGCTGGAACCCAAGAGGTATAGGCTTGAGAGTGCCGCCTCATGCTAAAGATCACATGGGTTATTCAGAAACAAGTCACAAAGTCGATTTAAGCAGCATTGAGGATGTCCGGGATTACGCAAGAGGCAGGGTAAAAATTCTCTACAGTGGCGTATATGCAGAGCACTTTGACGGAAAAGACTTTGATCACGAATCCATAATGCGTGATATGAAGCGTGGCGGCGGTGCTTATTCTGATTTCTGGAAAGCTGAAGAAATCTACTTCTTTTACTACAACTGCCTCGACACAAAGGGAGAGTGGGATGAAGAGTTTCAGCCTGTTATTTGCGACGTTCAGCTCATGATCGAAATGCATTATGACTTCATCACCTTGGTAGCCAAATTTGTTATGGCGAGGGCAAATTTTGTCGGTCAACGCATAGAGATTTCATCCACCGACCTGATCAGGCTGTTCGAAAATAGCGCCATTAATCTACCGGATCACGACCCTGCCTAACTGCGGGTTTTTCCGGCGCTAGCCTCTTGAGATCAATAAATCAGCGTTTGCCGTTGCGCCTGTGCTATTCCTGGGTAGGATGTTTCCACTTTTACCAATGGGGAATAGGGATATGAAGCGTTTACTGATCATGGCTATTGCTGGGCTATCACTAACCGGCTGCGGCAAACCTGCACCGACAAGAGATGAGGCCTTTCAAATGGCTAAGCAGGAAATGTCGATGGCTCTTTGTGGCGATAGGAGTGCAAGCTGTTTTATTGCTGAAGGAGGAAGCTCTAAAGTATCAGAGAAGAAAAATGACAATACCTATAACGCCTCAGCTACATTTAACAGCCTAAAAGGGAAGGGCAAGGATTTGGAATATAGCGGCGGGGGCGTTTTTTTCGAAATAGATGACGAAACAAGGGCTGTATATGTCAAATCCATCTCAGCATGGTCTGAGGATGGAAAAAAGAGCATTGAGCTTTGTGGTTCGAACTATAAATTCTGTACTAAATGAAGCCCTAATAAACAGCAACCCGCCGAGGCGGGTTTTTTTATGCCCGGAGAGAACATGGCCAGCGAGGAGCAGGTAGGTAATATTGTCTATCAGGTGCAGATGGATGTTGCCAATCTTATTGAGGCGCAGCGTAAAGTAAACGAACGCCTTGAGAAGATGAATAGTGGAGTATCAAAAGCTGCCAGCAAGTTTGATGAGCTTCAGACCAGTATAAGCAGAGTAGCTGGCGCGATCGCTGCTTCAATTGTCGTTGAATGGGGGAAGGCATTTCTTGTAGCCGCTGACAATATGAGCCAACTTAACGCTCGAATTGAAAGGCTAACTGGTAGTGCTTCTGTCGCATCTCAGACCATGCAAAGTCTGATGAATATAAGCTCAACAACAGGAGGATCTCTCCAGGATACAGCCAAGCTGTGGGAAACGTTAAGCACTGCGTTGCGGAGCACTGGTGCCACTAATGGCCAAATATTGCAGCTTACCGATACCCTTCAAAAAATTGGTCGAATTGGAGGCACATCTGCCGAGGAAATGGCTAATGCGCTGCGCCAATTCGGACAGTCTATTTCATCCGGCGTTGTTAGAGCAGAAGAATTTAACTCTATTCTTGAGCAAATGCCTGAGTTGGCAAGGCAGATGGCGGCAGGGCTTGGAATTGGTATTGGTGAATTGCGTCAGTTGATGCTGGATGGGAAACTTTCTGCTCAAGATGCACTCAATGCAATTCAGAAGCAAACCAGCATCGTGAATGCAGAGTTCGCAAAATTGCCCCGCACCTTATCTCAGGCCAATGCTGCTCTTACCAATTCGTTTCTGTCAATGGTTGACTCAATTAACCAGACTACAGGCGCGAGCAGAACCATGGTGGCTGTAATTGACTCCATCACCACAGCCATAGACAGGCTGACTGGGAAAACAGCTTCAGCAGCAGCTCAAATTTCCGATCTCAATAGCACAGCAGAGATGTTCGAGCGAAGGGCGAGGACATGGTCTTGGCTGGGCCTGGATGGTTGGGAGGCTCAAAGCAAGGCGCTTGCAGGGCTAAGCAACAAAGCTGCAGCTCTCGTTGGGGATATTTCTGCCGTGACCCAAGCCTCTCAAGAGGCCTCTAACACAAAGCCAATAAACATTAAAACGACCGGAGACGATGCGGCTACATCGAAGCTGATAAAAAACTCAGAGCGCCGCTTAGCGCTCGCCAAGCTGGAAGGTGAAGCCAGAGCCAGACTGCAGGCCCAATATGATGCAGCAGACGCTGGCATCACCGATCAGAAACGCATCAAAGCTCTTCAGGATGAATACGCAGAAACCTATCGGGTTACTGAGGCGCGGAAAGAGAGCAACAAAGAGGGCAAGACCTCCGCCTCGCAGGCTGAATCCATTGCTCAGAAACTGGCGAGCCTCAAACAGCAATCCGAACTCGCTGCAGATTCGACCAGTGAGTTGAGTCGAGAGCAGGCCATGCTAAGGGCCGAGCAATCCCTCGGCAGCGCCGCCACCCAGTCCCAGATTAAAGAGGCAAGGGAATACGCAGCCAGGACGTGGGACGTTGCTAATGCCCTGAAAATGCGTCAGCAGGCGGAGCAGGCCTCCCGGTTTATAAATCAGGAAGTGTCAGCTGCGAAGGTTCAACGCGATCCTTACACAGGTGAAGCGCAGGACCCAGCCGCGCAGGTCAACGAGGAAGAGCAGCGTAAACTCGAGGCCCTGGCTAAATACCAGGAACTGGGCGTAATCAACGCGCAGCAGTTCGAAGACGGAAAGACGGCCATCGCAAGGCAGGCATCGAACGATCGCATCAGTATTGCCCAGCAGGAGGCTAAGCGTCAGGTTGACGTGATGAACATGCTGCTTGGCGGGATCGGTGATGGTTTCTCAGGCCTGGCTGAAATCGTGTCTAAAAGCGCTGGCGAAAGCAATGCCGCTTACAAGACACTGTTCGCTATCAGTAAAGCCTTTGCGGTTGCTCAGTCCACTCTGAACCTTCAGCTTGCACTCTCAAACGCCATGGCCTCGGGTCCATTCCCCTGGAACATGGCAGCAATGGCGCAGGTTGCTGCAGCTGGCGGCCAGGTGATCTCATCTATCGGCGCAATGTCATATGGTGGCGGGCGCGAACACGGCGGCCCGGTATCTGCCAGCTCCATGTACCGTGTGGGCGAGGGCGGTAAACCTGAGATTTTCAAAGCCAGCAATGGCAGCCAGTACATGATCCCCGGCGATAACGGTCGCGTCATCAGTAACCGGGATATTGGCGGGGGTGGCGGGGCGTTCAATTACAGCCCGGTCATTCAGGTCAACGGTGATCCGACAGAGCAGACGCTTGCCATGCTTGAAGCGGCGGTTAAGCGCGGTGCGCAGCAAGGCTATGCCATGGCCGTCAGCGATGTCGCCAGCGGCAAAGGTAAGCTTTCCAACGCGCTGACCAACAACTTCAACACCAGTCAACGCCTCACATAAGGAGTTCCCATGGGGATCAGCAGCACCATTGATTTCCCGCACCAGTACCTACCAATGCCCCAGCGTTCCGGGCATGGATTCACTCCCGTAAGCCCCCTCCAGCGTTCCATCATGACATCCGGCCGCACGCGCCAGCGTCGCAAATACACCTCGGTTCCGACTGAGGCGGGGGTTTCGTGGGTGTTTAATGATGCACAGGCGCAGCTGTTTGAGGTGTGGTTCAGGGATGTGATCACTGATGGCGCAGCGTGGTTCAACATGCGCATGCGCACGCCAATGGGCGTTGGTGACTACGTCTGCCGGTTCAAGGATATCTACGACGGGCCGGTGCTGTTCGGGTTAGGGTTCTGGAAATTCACGGCAACTCTGGAACTGTGGGAACGTCCTATTCTGCCGCCTGGCTGGGGTAATTTCCCTGAGTTCATCGTGGGGCAGAGCATTATCGATTACGCGCTCAACAAGGAGTGGCCTGAAGCATGACCAGTCCAACCCTGAACAGGCTTTACGCCAGCGGCGGCAGCGAGGCGCTACTGAATACGTTGCAGATTACCGTCGGTGGGCAGGATTACTGGCTGGTCGAGAACTTCGAAGATATCACCGCTGTTACAGAGGCGGGGGCGACAGTGACATTCCAGGCAGCTGCAATGGCCGTCGCGCTGCCAGCCAGGAACAAAGACGGTACGCAGGATCTGCAGTTCGCCATCAGCAACATTGACGGCATCGTTTCCACTGCGATACGCAACGCCCTGGCTAACCTGAACAACGGCGCGCTGGTAATGCGGCAGTACATATCGACCGACCTTAGCTACCCGGCGGCACCACCTATCGTTCTGCAGATTAAGGACGGGTACTGGAAGGCCACAGAGGTGCAAATTACTGCCGGATTCCTGAATATCCTGAAAACCGCGTGGCCGCGATACCGATACACGCTTCCTGTGTTCCCGGGACTCCGCTACCTACAGTAGGAAATCACCATGTTCAATCCAGATAAATACCGTTCTGTCGAGTGGCAGAAGGGCGGGCGCGCTTACCCCGCGCTTGACTGCTTTGGCATCGTCAACGAAATCAGGCGCGATCTGGGTCTGGATCCGTGGCCGGATTTCGCCGGAGTCACGAAGGATGATAACGGCCTAGATCGGGAAGCGCGCGGGCTGATTGCTGGCCTGACTCGATGTGAACCGACCCCGGGCGCAGGTATCGCCTGTTATTCCGGCTCTGTTGTTACACACGTTGCCATCGTTGTCGAGATTGACGGCCAACTGCGCGCTGCGGAGTGCAATCCCCGCACTAACGTAACCTTTCTGCCGCTGGCGCGGTTTGCGCGCCGCTTTGTTCGCGTGGAGTATTACCAGTGACGATCCGTATCTATCCCTCCCGGTTGCCGGGCGAACCGTTGGAAACGCATCAACATGAAACGATGACCCTTAGCGCCTGGTTTGCGCAGAACGTGAAGGACTGGACGCCGGATCAGCAGCATCCGGTTGCGGTTGAAATCGACGGTGTCCCCGTCCCGCCGGCAGAGTGGACACTGCGCGTTATCAAGCGAGAAACAGACGTCAGGTTGTATCCGGTGCCATACGGTACCGGCGCAGAAATCGCTATCTGGGTTGCCGTCAGCGTAGCTGTCGCCTCTGCTGCGTACAGCATCTACATGATGAGTACAATGTCACAGGCGGGTGGCGGCGGTGCCCAGGCGGCCAGCGGAGACCAGATTGACCTCAACCCGGCCAAAGCGAACGCTGCGAAACTTGGTGATCCCATCCGGGAAATCTTCGGCAAATATCGGGTCTGGCCTGATTACGTTGTGCAGCCGGTAAGCCGGTTCGTCAACGAGACCAGCATGGAAACCAGCATGTTCCTGTGCGTGGGCGTCGGTGACATGGTGATTAACCAGTCCGATATCCGGATTGGCAATACGCCGATCTCCGCTTTCGGTACCGACGTGCGTTACACCATCTACCCACCTGGCACTAATGTATCCGGCGACACGCGTACCGAAAACTGGTTCAACTCACCAGAGGTCGGGAATACCGGTTCCGGTACCGCCGGGCTGGACCTTGGCTCAAGCGGTCCGGAGACGGTCAGTATTATCGCTGACGCTCTGGTAGTGTCCGGAAACTCCATCACGCTCGTTGACGTATCGGCGTCAGGCGGCGATGAGGAGATCCCGCCGTCGTGGACTGTAGGAACGGTGATCACCGTGCTGGCGCCAAACTCTTATACGGTGGTGTCATCCGGCGGTTACAGCGTCATTTATGGCGGGATAGAGGAACTTGCACCTTATGTCGGCATGCCGGTGACGCTGAACTATAACGGCAACGACTACGACCTGGTGATCGCCAGCTATGCCCCGGGCGTTCCGGCGGTACCCGGGGTTGGCGGCAGTGCCGCGACCTTAACCGCCAGCGCCGCGCCGACGACTTATGATTTCAGTACCGCACCTGTGACGTTCAGCATCAGCTGGCAGGGTACGACCTACCCGGTCTCGCTGGTTACCAATTACGTCACCATGTCGGGTCTGGTTTCCTCGATCACCTCGCAGCTCTCAGGCTCCGGTCTGATTGCCAGAGATAACAGTGGGCGTCTCGAAATCGGTGAGGCCAGCAGCCCGTTCGCTGGCGGTTCCATAACCAACAGCCCTTTACCCGCTGCTGTGTTCGGCGATGCGCCAGTCAATAAGGCGGGCGTGAAATCAACGGGCGGCACGGCGGAAGTCAGGGCGCACATTACCCTGGCTTACAACAGCGCCACCGGCACGCCGTTTACCGGGTTACCGGAAGGCATTCAGCGGTTCTCGCTGGGGTTGGCTGGCAATCAGTTCCGGATCACCGATGTGGACAGCCAGACGGTCACGATTGAGCGGTTAACTGTGACAACAGGCTCTGGCGGTGAAACCATCACGACGCCGGATCCATCGTGGCCTGGCTTCACTGAGCGCATGCTGCTGGATGCGACTGTAACGGGTGTCAGTGACGATTATGAGTGGGTCGGCCCGTTCCTGGCCTGCCCGGACGGGGAAACGCTGGACGCATTCGAGGTGAACATCAACTTCCAGAGCGGCCTGGTGCGTTATACCGACCAGGGGAATAAACGCTCCATGCCGGTACGCCTGGTGATCCAGTATCGCAAGGTCGGCACCACCGCCTGGCAGCAGCAGTCTCCGTTCTATTCACGCAGCACTGAAAACCAGATCGGGTTTACGCATCGCTACAGTGTGTCGCCGGGCCAATATGAGATCCGGATGCGCCGCACTGAACCGGTTAAGGGGGGCAGTACCCGCGACCAGGTATTCTGGCAGGCGCTGCGCTCACGACTCAGCAAGCGCCCCACGAAGTACAATGGTGTCACCACCATGGCGCTGACCGTGCGCACAGGGAATCGCCTGGCGGCCATGTCCGATCGCCGGATAAGCGTCACGCCAACCCGGATTTACAGTGGCGGCAGAACGGCGCGGAGCATTAGCGGGGCGCTTTACCACGTCCTAGGGTCGCTGGGGTTCACGGCCAGTCAGATAGATACGGCGGCAATTGACGCGCTGGAACAAACCTACTGGACGCCACGCGGTGAGAAGTTCGACTGGGCGAGCGGGGAGAGCAAGTCAGCGCTTGAGGTATTGCAGAAAATCACCAACGCAGGGATGGGGTATTTTCTGCTGTCTGATGGGCTGGCGTCTGCCGGCAGGGAAGGCATTAAACCCTGGGTAGGCATGATCACCCCTCAGGAAACCACCGAGGAGCTGCAGACCGCGTTTAAAGCCCCGTCACAGGACGATTACGACGGTGTGGACGTGACGTATATCAACGGCACCACCTGGGCAGAGGAGACCGTGCAGTGTCGCCTGCCTGGCAATCCTACGCCGTTGAAAATCGAGAGCTATACGCTGGATGGTGTTCTGGATGAGGACCGGGCCTACCGCATCGGCATGCGCCGGTTGCTGGGCTACCAGCTGCAGCGCCTGCAGCACACCACCTACACCGAGATGGATGCGCTCTGCTATGAGTTCATGGATCGCATAGTGCTGGCCGATGACATCCCGGGCAGCCAGACTCTTAGTTGCCTGATTACCGATATGACGTATGACAGCAGCAAAATTACCATGACGCTAAGTGAGCCGCCGGACTGGTCGTTCCAGAACCCGCGCGTGATTATCCGCCATCAGGATGGCAGGGCATCAGCCATGGTGGTGCCGACACGCATTGACGACTTCACCATCTCGGTGCCGTACAGCGCCGCGCTGGAGCCCGAACTGTGGGCAATGAACGACGCGTACATTGAGCCGCCGCGACTGCTGTTCTGCTCGTCTGTGCGGGTGCCGTATGACGCCCTGGTAGGCGAAATATCACCGGGAAACGACGGTATCAGTCAGGTAACAGCAATTCAGTATCACCCCGGAAAATATGCCTACGATGACGCCACTTACCCCGGCGACGTTACTTAACAGCATTTAAAAATTACCTGACCCGCTTCGGCGGGTTTTTTATGCCCGGAGCGAGCATGACCACATACCGCACGAATAATCCATTTGGGTCAATGGATCCGAAAGACCTTTTCGATAACTCCCAGAATCTTGACTATGCCCTAAACGATATAACAAAATCCTTGTGGACAGACCGCTTAGGAAGAGTAAGGAAAAGTTATTGGGGAATGGAGCAGGCTTTTTCTGCTCAACTTATCAGCCAGCAGCAAAGATTTAATTATTTCATTCAGAATTCAGGGTATAAAGTAATTGGTGAATATACCCAAGGTCCTCTGACTGTTACTGATTATAATCAACTGATTCGCTATCAGAGTGAATTTTATAAATTAAATTCTTCTACTTCCATTCCATTTACCACTACGGGCAATGACTCCACGTCATGGTCAAACGATTCTTCACATTTTGTCAGTGTAGGGGATGCGGCCATTCGCCAAGAATTATCTGGTGCTGGCGGCTCAGGTTTGATTGGAGATTTACTCAAGCCTATCACGTGGGATGGGTTTTCTGGAGGAGCGGCCTGGGACGGTGTAACCAATGATAATATTCCCTACCAGGCGGCAGCTCAATATGGTCGAAAATTTTTAATGCCATATGGCGTTGGAAATATAACAGAGTATTCAGTAGGTCTTTTTGCGCCGAATTTCTCTGTTCTTGGTGAGGCAGAGCAATTAGGCTCATTGCAATATCCTGTTGATGATTTCCGTCCATCAAGGACGGATACAAAATACTCAAAGTATCACGAAACGGATCCAGCATCTAATCGATGGGATTCCTGTTCTATACATACAATTGTTAAATGTCCTCAGGACGGTGCTAATCCAAAAGGAAATGCGGCAGCTGTAACTGGATATGCCAGGGCTATCAATAGCGAGGGTGGTGATCATGTTGGCGTACATGGTAGAGCAGAAGGTGATACCAGTTACGACTTCGGTACTGGGATGGGGTTGTGGGGTGGATGGCTGTCAGCCGTTTACAGACCTAATACAGGCTCAGCTGGGAAGCCAATAAAGTCTATTATTGGTTGTGAGATTGACGTGCAAAATGATGGGCCACACGCACAAAACCCCAATCCGGATGGTGTTGGTGAGCTGCGTGGTCTCGCGGTAGGGAATACTGGCACCGGCCATCTTAATCAAGGCGTTGATGTATTCGCTAACAATAGCGGTGCGCGTGGAAGGTGGTGGATGGGCGTTCACGTACGTGCTAATTCCATTGTAGGAAGACATCTGGTATCAACAGAGGGGGAAGTTGGTAATGCAATGGTGATTGCTGGAGCGGCATCGTCAGGGACGCGTTACGGCGGATTAAAATTTAGTAAATATCCCTACACAGCGGTAGGACAAGGAGGTCATCTTTCTTATGGAATTGATTTCAGGGAGGCAACAATTCGCTTACAAAACGCGATTGTAATGGGGCCTCAGCACCGGATTACATGGGAGCCTGACACTGCAAAGGGTGTTGCGGTAGAGACAGAGGGAGGGGATGTAATTACTTTCCGGGGATATAACATAGCCATAAATAACTCCAAAGTTTTGGGGACTAGGCAAACTGGTATTTTTAATATGTCGGGGACGGCAGATGGAACCTCATACAATACAGAAACCGTCACACTTGTAAATCTTGCCAGATACCTCAAGAAAGTAACTGATGCATTAATATTTCATGGCCTTATTGGCCCAACTTGATTTAATAAATATTCTGAGGATAATAAATGGACAGCCAAGTAGTACAAAATATCATGCAATTTATGCTGCGTGTTAATCTTTCCGGACAGGAGGTCCCGGCGTTTAATGTTGCAATGAATGCATTGCAGGAAGAGTTGATCAAAAGTGAAAAAAACCATGAAAGGGAGGTTGAATAATGGCTTTGAAAACAAATGATGCCGGTTCAGGGTTATATATACGCGTCGAGTTACCACGCGTACATGGCAAATACCGTGCGCAGTTTGACCTTGTTCAATATGTTAACCACCCTGTCACAGGAGATAAGGCGGAAGTGGGTCGTGAAACAATGGAGTGTGATTACGATCTGAATGGAGCTAATGTAATTGAGCAATGCTACTTTTACGCCAAGGCCAAGGTGCCTTTTGGAGTTTTAGATTGCTAGGCTCTCGCGCAGATCTCTCTCCGATTGCACATGCCATGGCTGCAGTAGCTGTGCAGTTATTACTTGCAATTACGTCTGGAAATTGGTGTTGTGGCGGTGTGCTGGGATGTTTATGGTTCATATCCAGAGAGCACACCCAAGCTGAATATCGCTGGATTGCTCAGTTCGGCGAAGGCAAGCGCGCCAACATGCCTTGGTGGGGCGGGTTCGACTGGCGAGTGTGGAATCTGCCCAGCCTTCTCGACTGGCTGATTCCGGTGCTGGCCTGTAGTGTCGTTTATTTTGTCTCCACCATCTGACTTCTGTAATCGGCATTGATAGGCGTCGCCTCATTGATCTGCACCCCTTTCAAAACTACTGTATATAAAAACAGTATAAAGGAGTGCAGATCGTGCCCCGCAAATCAGACATTCACAGCGCATTTGTCGCTGCAATACAGCTAAATCCTAAGGGATACCAGTGTTTACGCACGGACGACTTTATTCGAGAACTTGCCAAGGTGCACTGGCATTTCAGTCAGGAAGATGCCAATGACTGGATAGAGCGCTACCAGGAGTTCTTCGTCGATAAGACGCCTGATAACAGCCAGAACAGGTTGTGGATCCTGCGCAACATGGGGAGGGTGCTCTGATGGGGTTTCCTTCACCGGCGGGCGACTACGTAGAGCAGCGGTTAACACCGGAGCGTATCTGCGGGATCGGCATGGACAGCCGCATCCTCGAAACATCATCCGGCTTTGCCGTTATCGAGCCGTGCACCAGGCTGGTACAGAATCAGGTTCTGCTGATTTTGTCTGGCGGCCGGACTCAGTTTGCCCGGGTAATGGGTAGGGCGCTGATTTGTGATGATGGCGAAGCGATCGAAGGTGATGCAGCTGAAGAGGCTGAGGTTATGAGGCGGGTGACGCACTTTATCAACAGCACTGATGCTGCGATATCTCTTGAGGCGGCATTGGCGCAGTTTTGA